CATCTATCACGTTTAATATTCTATGATTTAATCCTTTTACTTGACCAGATACTTGGTAAGTAGAATCTGTGCTTAGTTTATATTCTACTTGGTAGTAATCCACGAAGTTATCTGGTGATGCACCAATAGTTACATCTAAAGCAGTTATAACAACTCCATCTGAGTATTCTATTAATTGGTCATCTAAAGTAACTGATGCTGGTGCAGATACAGAAAAAGGATTTGGTAATACAGTATCAGCAATAGTAGGTGCTTCGCCTTTTTCTTCCCAAGTATAAAAGTTATCTTGATGTTCTTCTAATCCTAAAGTTACTGTTGAATCTGAATTGATAGCTAAAGACATTACTCTAAATGGTTTAGCACTAAATCCTGCTGTATCGTATGTAGCTGTAACTATATCTCCAATAGATAAATTAAGTGCTTCTGAAGTTACTGTTACTTCTGCTTTTAAATTGTTTCTTGATCTCTTTAATATGTTCTCGCAAATTTCTTCTGCTTGATATGGAGAAGTTACTTGTAACATATCAAAACTTCTCTCTAATAAAGTATTGTTATCATCACTTAACATTGTTGCGTGTTGATCTTCTACTGCTAATCCTGAATCATCAAATGGTGGATATGAAACTGTATCTGACTGGTAATCTTTTTCTGGGTTTGTAAAAGTACCAATAACTCGGTTATACTTTTCTGATTTGCTTTCACCTTGTAATTTAACTTCGCTTACAACATTATCTTTTGTTAATAGTAATTGTGATGAACCAGTACCTTCAATAATAACTTTGTATTTACCTTGTGTGTAATTAAAGATTGCTCTCATAGGCACTAAGAGTTCTCTTACATTCTCTAATACTTTTTTCTCACTATCTATAACTGCATTTGTTTCAAATAGGTTTATATCGCTTACTGCACCAGTATAAGGAGTTACTTGTGTATCGCAGGTATTTGCAGAAGTCTTAAATGAATCGTAATTAGTTTCAAAAGCATCATTAGGCAATCCTTTTCCATATCTGCTGTTTCTTAGATAATCTAAAAGAACTAAAGATGAGTTAGCAGAATAAGCCCAAGTTGTAGGGTCATCTTGTCTATGAGAACCAGAACCACCTTTAGTAGAATCTAATCTAGGGTCATATATTTTCTTACCTCTTACAGTTACTCTAACTTCTGGTAAGCCATTAAAAGCATCTTGATTCCATTTAAACCTTAAAGCAACATAAGCAAGACCAGATAGTTTATGATCTGAAGTCCAGTTAGTTGTTTCGTCAAGCAAAGAAGAAGCTGATTGATTGTCTAATCCAAAAAATCCTTGAATAGATATTAAAGATTCTCCACCTTTATAGAAATTAGTATCTGCACTAGATACACCTCTTACTGTTCCATCAGTTAAAGCACCATCAAATGTTACTAGTTTATCATCTACATAAACTTCATCTATTGCTGTAATTCCTGCCCCACCACCTTCACACAATACTCCAGCTACATAAAGATATTGATTATCTGTTCCTGAAGATTCTACAAATACTCTTGTTAAACCAACTTGTCTTTTACCATAGACAACTGGAATAGGATTGTTGTTAGAATCTTTACTTACAGTAACACCTTTAATTTCATCTTGTGCATTAAATCTTGGTGATATTTTTCTGATCTTCTATAAATTGTATGATCTTTAATTCTTAACCATTTAATTGGTTGGTTAATTTGTAATTTTGTTCTAAAATATTCTTTAGTCCATTTCATAATTTCTCTTAAATGACTTTTAGCTATTGTTTCAATGTGCCAAACATTGTCTCCACAATTCCATTCATTAGCTTTTAATCTTCCAGTAAGTTTAAATCTTTGTTCAACTGTATCACTTAAAAAAGCCCAGTTTGTATATCCAACATCTTCTGTGCCAACTCTATGAATTTGGTATTGATCTAAGTTTAAAGAGGGAGTTATCATTTTAACTAAATCTTCATAAGTGTATTCATTGTATTTAGGAAATTGTCTATACAGATGTACTATTCTATATAAATCATTCATTATGCAGAACCCCACTTAATCTTTTGTGCAGTCTTACTTGCAAACTCCATTCCTTTATCATTAGGAAAATGTAATTTTTGTGAGTTCTCAGCAGTTCTTCTTCCTGAAGTCTTTTCAAAATCTGCCCAATGAGAAGCTATAATAACATTAACAGATGATGTTGTTGCATTTTCTTCTAGTGTAAAACTAGATATTCTTCCATCAAATAAAAGAAATGGGTCAGCTATTAATGCCTGACTATCATCTAAGAAACCTCTATAAACTTTTGCAGGTTTGTTCATGTAGTTATTGTTAAGCAATAAAGATATGATTGTTAAATCTGCACCTGAGAATTTAAGTGTAAGATTATTTACTGCAACATCAGCAGTTTCTTGTACTTCTGAACTTCCTAAGAATAATGATGAAGCTGTATAAGTATTTCCATCAAATGTTAAATCTTTATAATGATCTGTGTAATAAGTTCCAGTACTAATTCCTAGATAAACAAGTTCAACTGGATTAAGTTTATTAGTTGCTATTTCGGCTAATACTCCAGCACTTAATGATCTTGTCATTACAATACCTCTATAAGATCAATTTCGTATTGGAAATAGTTTTCTGTACCGATTGTAAATTCTTGAATATCTCCAGTTAGTCCAACTGTAAAATCTACATTAGAATAAATTAATACTGCATTGTCAGATACGTTTGATCTTAATGGTGGTTCAAATGTTAATGTTCCTGCACCAGAACCATTAGAAGATACATCAGCTACACACATATAAACTTTATTCTGTCCAGTAAATCTAAAGAAGTCTCCAGCTTTAAGTACACCAGTTAAATTGTTTCCCATGCCATCTATTGAGCAAGAAGTAGCACCAGCACTTACAGCACCATTAACAGATATAACTGTATTAGCTGAACCTAATGAATCATCAACAGTTGGTGGAGTGTATTGGAATGATTCCATTTGTGATCTTTGTTTCATTATAAAAGCAAGTATAGGTGCAAACTCACTTCTAGTCATAACTGGGAATCTAAGTCTTAATCTAAATTTCTGTCCATCAATTTGTCTTGCTTGTCGTCTCCCAGATGCAGTTGTAGTTACAATAGTGTTCTGGTTAGAACTAATTGCTACATCTCTAGGTGCTGGACTTGAAGGGAATGTGCCACTCATACTACGTTAGATTTTCCTTTTTGATTAGCACCCTGATTAACTAAGTTAATTATGGTTGCTCTATTATCAATTAATAATTCTCTAATACCTCTAACATCATTTGCCTGAATATTAAATGTTATATTAGTTCCAGTATTTGCAATTTCATGGTTTGGCACAATAGTTCCACTTGTGTTAGGTACAAATAATTCTCTACCACGTTCTCCAACTGTAATTGGCATACCACCTCTAACTGCACCACCTTCTGCTTCCATTACTGGATTATAAAAATTAGGTGCATCTAATGGTACACTTCCACCACCAGCAAATGCGTTAAATCCTATTCTTGCAATTGTACTTAGGAATCCACCACCACCCCCACCACCCATTGATCTTTGTTGAGACAATAAAGCATTTTGTTTTATAATTTCTGCTGTTTGTTGTTTAGCAATAATTAACTTTAATTGATCTAAAGCTATTAAAGCTATTTTTACTAATTGTTCTTCTATTAATTGTGATAAAATTTTAACTAATACTTTTTGTGCTAATTCTCTAAATGTATCTGTTAGTTTTTTACCAAGCACAATAGATTCTGCAATAGCAACAGAAACATTTTTAATACCTATAATTGTTCCTTCAGCTAAAGTTTTGTTAAGACTTCTAAATGCTAAATCAGCTAAAGCAATTTCTCCTTTTAATTTACCTTCTAATAAACCAATAAAAGATTTATCTTCTATTTTAGCTTTAGTTATTTCTGGTGGTGCTACTGTTCTATCTTCATCTAAACCTACTGTTTTTGGTAAGCCAGAACCATATCCTACAACTTTACTTAATCCTGAAACAACTTTATCTAGAGTGCCAAGAACTAATTTTAATGAATTGTTTAATAATACAAGTCCAACATTAGCAAGTTCTGTTACAAAATTTAATAGTTTACCAAGTATAGCAATTACTGGTTCTAATGTTTTTAATAAATCTCCAAACGTTTTTAATAACTCTTTAAATGAAGTGCTAAAGCCACCATCAGTTGCAATTAAATCAGCAACATCTTTTAAATTCTCAAATAGATTTTTAAATACTATTGCTAAATCTCCTGCTCTTTGTGATGAAGCCCCACCAAATGTATTTGCTAAACCTTTTTGTAAAGCTTCTAATATAATTTCTGAACCTTCTGCATCTTCAGCAAATTTGTTTAATTGTGATCTTGTTAATCCTAATTCTTTTTCTAGTATTTGAAATACTGGAATACCTTTAGAAGCTAATTGAGATAATGATTGAGCACCTATACCAGCACCAGTAGCACCTTTAGCAAATAATCTTGTTAAGTCGTTTAAAGTATCTAATGAGTTAGCAGTAGCAGAAGCAGTATCTATAAATGTTTTTAATAATTCATCTGTTGGTTCTATTCCTGCATTTTGTAATGTAATAAATGTGTCAGATAATTCTTTGGTAGAAAATTGTGTTTGTCTAGATAAATTTCTTAATAAGCTAAATGCTTTTTGTCCACCTTCAACTGAACCAGTTACAAATCTTAAAGTTGTTCTTAAAGTTTCAAATTCTTTAGTGATATCTATGATTGGTTTTATTACTGCACCTATTCCTAAACCTATTAATGCGTTTCTTAAACTTAGTATTGAACCTTTTACACCACTAAAAGCTTTTGATGTATTATCAATCGCATTAAGTTTTATGTTTAGTTGCTGATCTGCCATAGTGTAGTTTTTCTCGTTCTGCCTTCACTTTAAAGTAAGCTATCCAATAATAAAATTCATCTTGTGTAAAACACAAAACTTCTTCCATTGATTTATTTAATTCCTGACACAAACTTAAAATGGAAAACAGTTCAGTATCAGTTCTTACTTTTTTTCAGCTTCCTCGTAAGAAACACCAGCTAACATTTCTGTTGCTACTCTAGCTATAACATTTGCATCAGCATTATTCAATAATACTTGTTTGTCATCTAGCTTGAATATTTTTTCTCCATCAGCATTTTTAGCTTTTAAAACGATTGCATCTACTAATACTGCTAGATCATCATTTCTTGCACCTTTGAATAGGTTTCTTTTTTCACCTAATGTAAATGGTGTACAGTATATTATTAAAGGTTTGCCTTCCTCGCCCCACTCAGCAACCTCAATCTTTTTTATTCCTAAAGATTCAAATTGTGCTTTAACTCTATCTATTATCGTAGTCATATCTTCCTTTTCTAATTAATAATTAATTACGCAGTTCCAAATGTTAAAGTACCAGTTCCAGTAAATGTTACTTCAGCTTCTACCATTCCATCAAAAGATGCTGATATGTTGCTACCAGTTATGATTGCTTGACCATAGTAATATTTGTCGCCTGAACTTGCACCTTCTGGGTACACTTTCAAAGCTATTTCTGTTCCTAGAACTAAAAGTAATTGTCCTGCATCAGCTTCATCAAAAAATAATGATGCTGAACCTGACCAACCTTTTAAAGCAGATTTATATGTTCTGTTTGTATCACCCATTGAAGTATCTTCAATAGTGTCAGCAGTTTGCTCTAAAGAGTAGCTTCTAAGTTCACCTACTGTTGTTGATGAAACTTTAATAGTTCCTTCTGAGCCAGTATGAGTTGCCATGTTGTTCTCCTTGTTTGTTTATATTAAGGTGTGCCAGAAGTGTATTGATACATAACTCGCACCACCATTCTGATACCACCTATTGGGAATAAAACTCCTTCATCAGTAGATACTTCTACTACCTGAGTTTGTTTTGCATACCCACCACGTGTTCTATCAGAATTTAGTCTTGTTTCAATCGTTGTAATTAATTCGTTTCTTTTTGTATCAATATTTGTTGGAGTTCCTTTAACATAACCAACGATTACATAATCTGCTGTTGCTTGTCTTGTAATTGTACTTGATGTCATTGTTTCATCTGATCTAACTTCATTTCCTGATTGCACGAAACAAGCTGGATATTGTTGTTCAGATAATTCATCAACATTAAAAGGTTCTCTCGTAACTTTTTTTAAAGTTATAGGAGATGTTCCAGTTGAAATTGTTGTTACTATATTAGATGCTATATCTTCTCGTTTGCTCATTTTATTGTACTTAGTTTGTTATATTCTTTCATAAATACATTCATTACTGGTTGTATTTCTCTTGCACCTATTGCAAAGAATTTTCTTTTCTTCTGATTCCCTAATGCT